TATAGGGTTCCTGCAAGTAAGTTTACGCGTAGAAAAATTACTGCGAACGAAAAGCAGGAAGAGCTGGTTGGACTTGACACTACTATTGATTGGAAAAACACAGGTGATAACAGTTATGACGGTGAAAAACTCAGTCTGCTAGTTCACGATGAAAGTGGTAAGTGGGAAAGACCTGATAATATTCTAAATAACTGGCGTGTAACAAAAACTTGTTTACGTCTTGGTAGTAGAATTATAGGTAAGTGTATGATGGGTTCAACGAGCAATGCTCTTGATAAAGGTGGAGATAATTTTAAAAAATTGTATAACGACAGTGATGTCACAAAAAGAAATAGAAATGGTCAAACACGTTCTGGTTTATATTCTTTGTTTATCCCAATGGAATGGAACTATGAAGGCTTTATTGACGAGTATGGACGACCAGTTTTCAACACACCTGGACGAGAGTGTTATGGACCCGACGGTGAACTAATAGATATAGGTGTAATTGATCATTGGAACAATGAAGCCGAAGGATTAAAAAATGATCAAGATGCTTTAAACGAGTTTTACAGGCAGTTTCCAAGAACCGAAGAGCATGCGTTTAGAGATGAGACAAAAAATAGTATATTTAATTTAGTTAAAATATACGAGCAGATAGATTACAATGAAGAACTTGGAAGATCTTTAGGTTTGTCAGTTGGAAACTTCCAATGGGTTAACGGAGTAAAAGATACAAATGTTATATTTTATCCAGATCCTAATGGTAGGTTTAAAGTTAGCTGGGTACCTAAAGTTCAAATGCAAAACAGAGTAATAGATAAAAATGGAATTAAATACCCAGGAAATGAACATATTGGTGCGTTTGGTTGTGATAGCTATGATATTAGCGGTACTGTGGACGGTCGTGGATCCAAAGGATCGCTTCATGGATTAACAAAGTTTTCAATGGAAGACGCGCCACCAAACCACTTTTTCTTAGAGTATTTATGTAGACCTCAAACCGCTGAAATATTTTTTGAAGATGTATTGATGGCTTTAGTCTTTTACGGTATGCCAATACTTGCGGAAAATAATAAACCAAGATTATTATATTATCTAAGACGTAGAGGTTATAGAGGTTTTAGTATGAATAGACCAGACAAGGTTTGGAATAAATTATCGGTAGCTGAAAAAGAAGTTGGTGGTATACCAAACTCAAGTGAAGATATAAAGCAAGCTCACGCAGCTGCTATAGAAATGTATATTCAAAACCATGTTGGCATGATGCCTGATAATACTTTTGGAGACTTATATTTTAATGATCTTCTAAATGATTGGGCTAAATTTGATATAAACAAAAGAACTAAGTTTGATGCTAGTATTAGCTCTGGCTTAGCAATAATGGCTTGTAATAGACATTTGTATAGACCTAATCCCAAAAAAGAAAAAAGTAAATTAAACGTAAGTATTTCAAGATATACAAATACTGGCTCAATGTCAAAAATAATAAAATAATATGTCATACACTAATAAGTATTTTCCAAGTCAGGTAGTTAGTGATATTGAAAAAATTAGCTACGAATACGGGCTCAAGGTTGCTAAGGCTATAGAGTCAGAGTGGTTTAATGACGAAAGAAACAATAGTAACAGATATAAATCAAACTACAACGATTTTCATAGTTTAAGACTTTACGCTAGAGGCGAACAATCAATACAAAAGTATAAAGATGAGCTTTCTATAAACGGTGATTTAAGCTATTTAAATCTAGACTGGAGTCCAGTACCTATAATTCCAAAGTTTGTAGATATAGTTGTTAATGGTATAGCTGAAAGAACTTATGATATAAAAGCATATTCTCAATCTCAAAACGGTATAGACAGAAGAACTGAGTACATGGAGGCTATTATGTCTGACATGGAGTTTAAAAATGTTAATGATTTATTTGAGAGAGAACTTGGCGTAAACGTAAGAGAAAGCGAAGTACAAGAGTTACCTGAAAACGCAGAAGAGCTAGCGTTGCACATGCAGTTAAATTATAAACAAAATGTAGAGCTAGCGCAAGAGCAAGCTTTAAACATTTTATTTGATGGTAATAAATATGAATTAACTAAGAAAAGATTTTATTACGATTTAGCGGTGCTAGGTATTGGCGCTGTAAAAACAAACTTTACTACATCAGAAGGTTTAACAGTAAACTATGTTGATCCTGTAGATTTAGTTTATTCATATACAGACTCACCATATTTTGACGATATATATTACGTGGGTGAAGTAAAACAAATTGCTATAAATGAACTAGTAAAACAGTTTCCTCATTTAACTCCTGAAGAGCTAGAAGAAATAAAAAATCAAAAACCAGTTTATAGAAGCAACGTTTATAGCACAAGTGATAACTATAAGTACGATAACAATAAGCTTCAAGTTTTATACTTTAATTATAAAACTTATATGAACGAAGTTTATAAAGTGAAAACTACTCTTTCTGGAGGTCAAAGACCAATAGAAAAAGACGACACATTTAATCCGCCACAAGAAAAACAAGAAGGTTTTGAAAAGCTAGAAAGACAGGTAGAGGTATTATATGAAGGAGCTATTATAGTAGGAACTGACAAACTACTAAAGTGGGAGATGGCTAAAAATATGATGCGTCCAAAAAGTGATTATACTAAAGTTAAAATGAACTATAGTATTGTAGCTCCAAGGATGTATAATAATAAAATAGATTCTTTAGTTAAACGTATAACAGGTTTTGCTGACATGATACAGTTGACGCATTTAAAGCTACAACAAGTTATGTCGCGTATGGTGCCAGACGGTGTTTATCTTGATGCTGATGGTTTAGCTGAAATAGATTTAGGTAATGGAACAAACTACAATCCACAAGAAGCTTTAAACATGTTTTTCCAAACAGGTTCTGTTATTGGTAGATCATTTACACAAGAAGGAGATTTAAATCCTGGTAAAGTACCTATTCAAGAAATTACATCAGGTTCTGGTGGAAACAAAATACAAGCATTAATAGCAAACTATAACTATTACATGCAAATGATTAGAGACTGTACTGGACTTAACGAAGCTCGTGATGGTAGTATGCCAGACAAAAATGCTTTAGTTGGTATACAAAAACTTGCCGCAGCTAACTCAAACACTGCTACAAGACATATATTACAAGCTGGTTTATTTTTAACTGCAGAAGTTGCAGAACAATTATCGCTTAGAGTTTCTGATGTTTTAGAATATTCTCCTACAAGAGATGCTTTTATTCAAGCTATAGGTTCTCATAATGTAGCAACGTTAGAAGAAATATCTGAATTACATTTATATGATTTTGGTATATTCTTAGAACTAGCGCCTGATGAAGAAGAAAAAGCTAAATTAGAAAACAATATACAAATGGCTATTCAGCAAAAAAGCATAGAGCTTGAAGACGCTATTGATATTAGAGGAACTAAAAATGTAAAGCTAGCTAATCAACTTTTAAAAGTTAGAAGAAAAAAGAAAGAGCTAAAAGATAGACAGATACAAATGCAAAACATACAAGCTCAGTCTCAGTCTAATGCTCAAGCGGCGCAGCAAGCGGCTCAAGTAGAAGTGCAAAAACAAAAAGCTTTAACAGAATCTAAAATGATGTTAGAGCAAATGAAGTCTCAGCTTGAAATACAAAAGCTACAACAAGATGTTGAAGCTAAAAAACAATTAATGCAATTAGAGTTTCAATTTAACATGCAGTTAAAAGGCGCTGAAGTTGAAAGTCTAAAAGCTAGAGAAAAAGAAAAAGAAGATCGTAAAGACGAAAGAACAAAGATACAAGCCACGCAACAATCAGAGCTAATAGATCAAAGAAAAAGAGGTGGTATACCTAAAAACTTTGAATCTGCCGGTAATGATATAGTAGGTGGATTAAACTTAGGTACGTTTGAACCTAAGTAATACTTAATTTTTTATATTTTATATTATGGAACAAGAATTAGAAAACGTTGAAGAAACGAAATTTAAATCTGCTGATGATCCTAACGTGATTAAAGTAGACATGAATAAACCAGTAGAAACACAAGAACATGTTAAACCAGAAGAAACAGAAGAAACTTCAGCAAGCGAAGCTGACGACTCAGGAGTGGTTGGAAGCAATGAAAGTGCCGAGCCCGCACAAGAACAAGAAGAAATACAGCAGGAAGCTGAAACACAAGAGCAACCTATAGTTGAAGAAATAACTAGCGAAGAAGTTGAAGAAAAAGTTGAAGAGCTAGCCGAAGAAGTTGAAGAAGCTGTTGCTGAAGCTGAAGCTACTGGAAAACCGTTACCAGACAATATTCAGAAGTTAGTTGACTTTATGGAAGAAACTGGTGGAGATTTAGAAGACTTTGTAAAACTAAATCAAGATTATAGTAAGTTAGATAATATTTCTTTATTAAGAGAATATTATAAACAAACTAAACCTCATCTAAACTTTGAAGAAATAAACTTTTTAATGCAAGAACGTTTTTCTTATGACGAAGAGGTAGATGAAGATAAAGATATTAAAAGAAAGAAAATAGCCTTAAAAGAGCAAGTTGCCGAGGCTAAAGCCTACTTAGACGGGCGAAAGTCTAAATATTATAATGAGATTAAAGCAGGATCACGCTTGACGCCTGAACAGCAAAAAGCTTGGGACTTTTTTAATCGATATAACAAGGAGTCTGAAGAGACTAAACTAAAGTTTGAAAAAGAAAAATCTGCATTTCTTAAAAAAACAGATAATGTTTTTAGTGACAAATTCAAAGGTTTTGAATACAACGTTGGAGACAAGAGATTTAGATTTAACATTAAAGATGCTAGTAAAGTAAAAGAAGCACAAACTGATATTAATAATTTTGTCAAAAAGTTTTTGAACAAAGATGGATTAATGGAAGATGCTGCTGGCTATCATAAGTCGTTATACACGGCTATGAACGCAGATGCTATAGCTAAGCATTTTTACGAACAAGGTAAAGCTGATGCTTTAAAAGAAAGCGTCAACAAAGCTAAGAACGTTAACATGAATCCTAGAGAAAACCATAAACAGTTTGAAGCAGGTGGTGTTAAAGTTAGAGTTTTAGGTAATGATTCTTCAGATTTTAAGTTTAAAATTAAAAACAAAAAATAATTTATTTAACGCTTAAAATTTATAATTATGGCAATTAATCCAGGTGGTAGTTTAAACAGTGTGCCTGCTGCAAGAAAGCAGACACTAGCTACAAACTACTTAGACTTTACGGGTACAGCAAACTCGTGGGGACAACAATACCTGCCTGACTTAATGGAAAAAGAAGCTGAGGTTTTTGGACCTCGTACAATTTCTGGTTTCCTTTCTCAAGTTGGTGCAGAAGAGGCTATGACATCTGATCAAGTTGTATGGTCTGAACAAGGTAGATTACATTTATCTTACAAAGCAAACATTAGTACTGCTTCTGGTGGTACTCAAGTAAACAGTACGAACGTTTCTATCATTACTATTAGTAAAGATATTGATGGAAATAATCTTCACGCTAACGGTCACGGTGTTAGAGTTAATGATACTATTATTGTATCTGATGCTACTAACGGTATCGTTAAGTGTTTAGTAACTAAAGTTCCTTCTACTACTACTATTGAAGTTTCACCTTATGATGCTGGCGCTGCTCAGTTAAGCGCTACTGCTACAGAAACAACTACTATTTTAGTTTATGGTTCTGAATATGGTAAAGCTATGGGATATACTGATGGTGCTGGTACTACTGCTCAACTTGATTCAAGAGGAGCTAACGAGCCTCAGTTCCAAACTTTCACTAACAAGCCTATTATCATGAAAGACTATTACGAAGTGTCAGGATCTGATGCGTCTCGTATTGGTTGGGTAGAGGTTTCTGCTGAAAATGGACAGTCAGGTTACTTATGGTACTTGAAAGCTGAAGCTGATACTCGTGCTCGTTTCACTGACTATATTGAAATGGCAATGTTAGAAGCTGAGCTTAATGATAGCTCTTCTGTTCTTGATGGAGCTACTTCTGTTTTACTAGGCTCTCAAGCTGGTAATGGAACTGTAGGTACTGAAGGTTTATTCGCTGCTATAGAAGCTAGAGGTAATATTACTTCTGGTGTTACTGGTGTAAACCCTGCTCTTGATTTAGCAGAGTTTGATGCTATTTTAGCTGAGTTTGATAAGCAAGGTGCTATTGAAGAAAACATGATGTTTGTTAACCGTACAACTGCTTTAGCTATTGACGATATGTTAGCTTCAATGAATTCTTACGGAGCTGGTGGTACATCTTACGGTGTGTTTGACAACTCTGAAGATATGGCATTAAACTTAGGTTTCTCTGGTTTCCGTAGAGGATCTTATGACTTTTATAAGTCTGACTTCCGTTACTTAAACGACAAAGCTACTCGTGGTGGAATCAACGATGCTAGCCCTACTAATGCAATTAGAGGTGTTATCATTCCAGCTGGTTCTTCTTCTGTATATGATCAAACTGTTGGTCAAAGCATTAGACGTCCGTTCTTACACGTACGTTACCGTGCTTCACAAACTGACGATCGTAGAATGAAGACTTGGACTACTGGTTCTGTTGGAGCTGCGACTACTGCTTTAGACTCAATGCAGTTACACTTCTTAACTGAAAGATGTTTGATTACTCAAGGTGCAAACAACTTTATGTTGATGAAGTAATTCATATTAGGTCGGAGGCTTCGGCCTCCGATCTTTTTTTTTAATTTTTTATTATATTATATCATGGCAAAAAAACAAAAAATAGAAAAGGTAGAGGTACCTGTTGTTGAAGCACCAGTTGTTGAAACATCAAAACCTAAAAAAGTAG